CAGACGGGACATCCACCGCATCAGGGTTGGTCTCGACTTGCTTGAGGTCAGGCAGTCCGCGAAAGATTTTAAGGAAGCCTGAGAACTCAATCGCAAAGCCACGCCCACAACAGCCCTCAATCAGTTTATATTCAAGTGACTGGGGTGGTCGCTGTTTCAGGATGCCGGACAACTTGGCGATAGACCGTGGTGACGGGAACGCAGTCATATCTGGTTCAAAGTCATGCAACTGGTCTTGCTTGAAGCGAATGAATGCAATCACCTCAGGCATGATGTCATTCTTGTTTGCCCACGCTACCCAGTCTTCGACATCGGGCTGGAGTTCAGCATGGACGAACCTGTTACGCAGTGGTGCTGGCATGGTGTTGACAACACCACGGTCAGACACACGGTTGCCAGCCGCCATGATGGCACACCCCTCAGGCAGGACATAATCGCCAATGCGCTTGTCCAGAACAAACTGGTATGCCATTGCCTGAATGAGTGGTGATGGCTGGTTAATCTCATCAAGGTTGATGAGGAACTTAGCCTTTGGGTCAGTCGGCAGGTTTTGGTCACGAAGCCACCTGACAAAGCCGCCCTCTACATCTGGGACGGGAACGCCCTTGAGGTCGGATGGGTCAGTGATTGACAGGCGTATGTCGATGAAGCCATCGAAACCCATGTCATCGGCAAGTTGCCGAAGCATATCTGACTTACCAATACCAGACGCACCCCAAGTCATCAGGGGTTCACCTGCCTTGATACAGATTTTTGCAAAGTCCTTCCACTCAGAAGGGATAACGGTGGAGATATTCATGTCTGTGTTCTGCATAACATCCTCATTTCTACTGATTGTCGAAAGATAGGTCTAATATCTGCTGATGTCAACAGATATTAGACTGGGGTCAGTCACGAAGTGACGAAGGGGATTATTGTGGCAGTAGCAGTAGCGCGTCTAGCCTGAAGCACTCCAGCGTCAACCATCTCCTGAAACCCGTCCAGCCTCATGACTAGACGCTTGAAGCACTCCCACTTTAACGGGGTAATGTCCTGCCTTCGGCAGATGCTTCGGTGTTCATCCCATGCGCGTTTGCGTCTGGTGAACCATGCGGTGTCGTTTTGTGTCATCATCCTGATGCACTCCTCTATATCAAGTTGTTCATCCATTATGCCGCCATGCCATAGCCGGACATCTGGTTGAGGATGTCATCGGCCTGTTGTGCGGCAGTCTTGCGAAGGTGGTCATTCTCACGCAACTGACCAACATCGAGGCTTGCCAGTTTCTCGCGCACCTCTTGGCAATAGTTGTTGAGGTCAGCGTCACCCGTCAGATTGAGGCGAGGCAGGACATCACAGATGTCGCGGATATTCTGGACGATGGTGTCCTTGAATGTTCCAATAGCCTTGGACTCGTCAGTCTTGGGTTGATAACGATGCATGGCACTGGAGAACTCCGCGACACGCTTGGTCAGGCGTCCCCATAAATCGTGCATTGCCTCGTCAATGCGTGACTGCATCTGCGCTTCGGCACTCTCAATCAACTGCTTTTCCAGTTCTTCTGAGCCGAACATATTGTCGAAGGTGTTGCCATCGGCAAGCGGTTCATATGTCACGGTGAAGTTGAACTTGCCTTTGATTTCCTCGACAGTCGGATAATCATCGGTGCTGAACATATCGCCAAGGCGTAATTGCTGGGCATCTCGCGCAGTCTCATACTTGCCAAGGAACTCAGCCACCATCTGGTCGAACATGGCTTTGTAGTTGCCAATGATTTCGGCGTGTTGGTCGAAGTTTTTGACAGGTAACAAGTCCTGCCCCTCAAGAAAGCGCAGGGTCTGGGCTTTGTTCACATTACGCGCCTTGCCGACAACTTTGCTGATATCTTTCAGCAGGGCATTGCCAGCGAACAGTTTTTTGACATACCGTCCGGCATTGCCTTCGGCGCGTTTGTTGTCAGCCACCCCATCTGAGACGGTGCGGTCGATTTTCTCGCCGCCCCACTGGCTGATGTTAAGACGAACGATTACTGCGGATTTTTGAATGTTTGTAGTCATGGTCTGCATTTCTCCTACTGGATTGAATATTGACTAGTCTATCTCTATTCCTGAGATAGTCAAGCCACAGAGTGGCGGGGCTAAACCCCGCTGTTGTTCACCATCTCTAGAATGGCATCATCAATATACTGATAGAGGACATCATCATTGTCCTTCAGCATATTGATAATGACATCAGCATCCGCTTCGGACACTGTGTCGATTTTACTGACAAGACTGCGCACCCAATCATTGTCGATGGTGATGATTATCGGTTCAGTTTTAGGCATTTGCTATCACTCCCTGAATAATTGAAGACGCGCACTTTCTCGCGTTTGCGATAGCGAAGTGGCTGTCTAGGTTAAAGCGGCGATATGCTTTCTTTCGGAAGTCATATGCCGTCACGATGTTGTCGGGGTCTCTTGCCTCACGCTTGAGGACGCCCCAGAAGTCTCGCCCACCATCTTTTGTGATAAAGTGTGCTTTGACTATCTGACCCTTGAAGGTGGTCAGCACCTTTTCTTTTGTGTTCATGTTTTACCTCATAACTGTTTCAAAGCGGTGGACTATCCACCGTGTGAAGACTTGGAAGGGAGATAACCAAGCCTTCACAAGGTGGCAGGGTCATTGCTAACCCTGCCGCCTGAAACTGTTTTCCCCAGTGACTGCCCCGTCTGACTCGCTCCGGCGTATCAGATTGGCTGGTCACTGGCTGATGTTGTTGGCCTTGTCGGCGACAACTTGGTGCAATAGGGCGGTCAGCACCGCCCAGCCCCGAAAGGCTAACCCGTGAGTGGGTCATTCTGTTGGTATGTGTCGGGGTATTACCCGTGCCGTGCAACGCAAACACATTTCTGAAAGGGGGTTATGCCCCTGACAGTCACCACGCGCCCTGCCCTAGTTCGGGCTTTTTGTGGGGGTCTGCACTCCATAGCGTCCTGTTGATGGGGACGGCTCTTGCGATTTAGCAAGCATTTACCTGTCTCTTGTCCCTGCCCCGTGCCTTGGCGGCTCTTGGCGGCCATTCCATTTATCCAAGGTGGGGTCTAACGCATCGGTGGCGGCATTTACCGTGTCCACTGGGTCTGTTGGTGGTGAAACCAACTAGCGAAAAAAAGAATATTTACCATGAGAAAAAGCCACGCTTTTAAGAACACCTGACCAGTCATGCGGAGTATTGGGGGACGGGAATGGAAAGCCGGAGCAATCCTTAGGCCAATCCGAAACCAACTGCCAACAGACCAGAGGGCGAACTAGTGAAGGCCGAAGCCTTGCGTGATACACAATGTCAAACAGCGTGGGGGCGAACCCCCGAAACCCAGACGCATCTGGGCTTGGGTCTAAAATATGTTCGACAATCTCAGATATCAAGAGGGGCAAGTCAAAAAAAATTAGACAAGGGGCTAAAGCCCTGAAAGGGCGGGGAAATGTCTGCACTTACCTATAGAGGGATGATAAACTACAGGGGAGAGGATATAACCATGGCAAGTAAGAAAAACACAACAGGTCACGGGCTGACGGTTAAGCAGGAAGCGTTCTGTCAGGCGTATGTCAAAGGGGACAGCAAAGGCAGTGCCAGCGAGGCGTATCGCATTGCCTATGAGGCTGACGGCATGAAGGACAGCAGTATTCGGGTTGAGGCTTGCAGACTGTTGGATAACCCTAAGGTGACCCAGCGCATTGATGAGTTGAACGGGGATATAGTGGCACAGAACCGCTTGCAGGGGGTCTCGCTTCGCCAGAGAGTGCAGGACGGGCTGTTGGCTGAAGCAATGACCGCAGAAAGCCCTGCCGCCCGTGTGAGGGCTTGGGAACTCATCGGCAAACTGCAAGGCGTGGACGCATTCGGTGCGGACAAGGTGGAACAGACCACCACTGTGACCAGCAAACAGGCCGAAAGTGAACTGCAACAGGCCATCCTAGACGCATTGCAAGACGACAATGTGGTGCAACTGTTTGAAAAATAACGGTTTGCATCCCGTGTTGCACGGGACACGGCACGCAATCGCGATTTCGCAATGAAAGGAACGCGCACACGCGCACGCGAGGGGGTGAACCTACTCACGCACCCACACACTCAGGCGACCCCCCGCACCCCCCTGCACGCACTCACGCACGCACTCTCGTATACA